TGTTGTCATACTTGGTGAGATTAACTGATCATCCGGATAAAGAAGAAATGTTACAGGCGGTTGGCGTTCAATCGCAGATCAATAACACAAAAGAGGCTATCGAGTTAGTGGGTGGGGCAAGTGGTTCTCCTGCTAAGGGTGGTGGCACAAACATTCAGCAACAGATTGCTGAATAAGGAGTAAGAAATGGGAATAACTGCACAAGGAATGCGCCAGCCTGATATAGACGTTTTTTTAAGGGCTGTTGATGATTTAGCTGATGAACTAAAGGCCGACAGAACTTTATCATTCTCAAGCTATTTAGAGCTATGTAATAAGTTAGATAGCGATGCTACGGTTGGTGATACAGACTACTTTGACACATTGGCTGATGCTGGTGCTACTGGATGGCCAGCAAATCCAACTGCTGCTGCTCTCGATGACTCAGTTTTTACAGATATTGATATGAGCCAGGAAGACATGGTGACTTTTATTGCTGCTGCCGAATTGCTCATTAATGAGTTGAGAACAGACAGAACTACACAGGCAACTAGCTTCGCTGCGTTTATGGCTAAACTCGATTTAGATTCAGGTGTCACTGATACTGATTATGCTGCCGTGCTTGACGTTGGAGGCACTGGTGCTGCATGGCCAGCTAATCCTGCTTCGGCAGCTATTGACGATGCTTTATTGTCAGCGCAGGGCGTAAGCCAGCCAGACCTTTATGCCGTTTTAGCTGCAACGCAAGCACTGGCAAATGAGTTGAGAACAGATAGAACTACGCAATCAGCGAGTTACGCTGCATTACTTGCCAAGCTCGATGCTGATGGTTTAACCGATACAGATTACGCTGCCGTACTTGGCATTGGTGGAACAGGCGATGCATGGCCAGCCAATCCAGCTTCAGCAGCTTTAGATTTAACCGCTTAACATAAGCGGAGCTTTTTGAAAATATTATAGCTTATTGATACTGCCGAGGTGGTAGTACAAGTTAATAGAATAGGACAAACCCAATGGAGGAACTTATGCCTATTACAGAAGAAGAAAACAACGAGATTCAGAAGAAACTCGAAGAGCAGATCGAAGACGAAGATTCTAAGAAGGAATCCGATAAGGACAATCCTGGCGAGGACAACTCTTCATCCGATGACGACTCTAAACAAGATAAAACCTGGTGGGAACAGCGAGGTTTTGCGAGTGAAGAGAAAGCTATCGAAAGCTATGACAGCGCACAATCGCTGATTGGAAAACAGGGAACCGAATTAGGTGAACTTCGCAAGGTAAAGCCGGCTCCTGCCGAGGAGAAAAAGGAAGAACCTTACGATAAGTACGATCCTTATGATGAGGATAATGCTAAGTATTTCCAACAGAAATGGGCGCAAGAGGCAGTTGAGAAACGTGAAACCGAGAAGAAAGCTAATGACTCTAAGGTGAAAGCTGAAGAGGATAGGCTGGAAATGATCGGTGACTTCATAAAGAATCATCCCGATAAATCGAAGGCTGATTTAGAGAAGGTTGCTCAATTTGCCTATAAGAACGGTATCTACAATTTAGAACATGCGGATACTGTTATGAATGCAAACGAATCGCATTCCAAAGAGACTGATAAAGTCCCTAATGGAAAGAAGAAGAGTGAGCAGATTAAGGAGCAGGTCGATACTCTCACCGATACTGGTGGTGGTGGAAAACCTGAGCCGAAGTATGCTGACAAGACTCAATCCGAATGGGGAAATATCCCGAAAGAAGAAAGGGAACAGGCTTTAAGGGATGCTTAAAATGAATAGGAGCCAATAATGGCTGGAAAAACATATACCGCTTCTCTACTGAAGCAAGGTGGCTTACAAGTCCCTGCTGGCGGTTATCAATCCGCAGTGCTAGATTGTGCTGTTGATAATATCTCTAGTGGTGCTGTATGGCAAGCCCTCTCGATTCCCATTGGTTATATGGTGAAGAATGTGGGTATCGTCTGCTTGACCGCAGAGGGTGGAACCTTAACTGTTGACATCGGTTTAACTGGTGGTGACGTTGATGGTTATATTGATGGTTTTGATGGTAACGTAGTTAATGGTATGGACCAGAGTCTAGGCAGTGCATACGCCTTTACAGGTGGTGTATATCACGCTGCTGCCGATACTATTGATGTTCTTTTTAATGATGCTGCCGATGCTGCAAAACTTCTTGTTTTTGCAGATTTCGTCAAGATAGCATAAGGAGATTAGAAAATGAAAACTGGTGTAGCTAGTTGGGCTTCTGGTCTTCAAGTAGAAGAATGGAGCAAGGAACTTTACCATGAAGTGAACAAGGATCAGTTCTGGTCTAAATTCATGGGTACAGGTTCAAATAATGTTGTACAGGTCAAGAACGAGTTAAATGCTAAAAAGGGTGATACTATCCGGTTTGGTCTTCGCGCTCGTCTTTCTGGTAATGGTGTTGAAAACGATGATACTCTCGAAGGTAACGAAGAGAATATGCCTGTGTACGATTTCTCTGTTGTGGTTTCACAACTTAGAAATGCTGTACGCTCTGAAGGTGAAGAGTTCGAAGGTAAATATCTCTACAGTTTCCGCATGGAAGCTCTCGATGCACTCAAGGTATGGTTGGCTGAGATCAAAGATGGATACTTTTTCTCTGCTCTCGCATTGTCACCTACCAATGTGGTTGGTACTGCCAAGGCAAGTATCGCTACAACTGACCTATTAACTCCCGCGTTGATATCAAAGGCAAAGGCTCGCTGTAAGATTCCTACCGGAGACCACAGTCGCATTCGTCCTGTTCGGGTAGAAGGAAAATCATATTACATGATGATCGTATCCCCTGAGCAAGCCTATGACCTAAAACGCGATGCTGAATGGCTACAGGCACAGCGCGAAGCTGGTCCTCGCGGATCCACTAATCCTATCTTCACCGATTCAATGGGTGAGTTTGATGGTGTTCTCTTGTATGAGCATGAAGATGTGAGTACAGGCGATGATTACGGTGGTTCAACGATTCACGGTGCAATGGCATCAATGGTTGGAGCGCAGGCACTTGTGCATGCAAACAACCGTCAGACAATTTGGCGTGAAAAAACATTCGACTATGGTAATGAATTAGGTATCTCTGCTGGTTTTATGCAGAATCGCTATGATTCAAGTGCCACTGGTGGAAACATCAAAGCTGTTTTTAACAGTGTTGATTTTGCCCATGTCGCTATTTACACTGCTGCAACTGATCTGTAAATTGTAGGGTAACTAAAGGGGTGGTCTAACCATCACCCCTTTTAATAAAAAAGAGGCATCTAATGGCATTAGCATTCGCAGATATACAAACAATACTAAGGACAAGGTTGTCCGAGGCATCGGCATCGGCATGGACTGATGCGGAACTTCAGGACTATACATATCTTGCCGAACACGAGATCTTGCAACTTCTGCCATCGGATGCCTTTTTTGATATTCAAGAGGTAGAAGATGAAGTCGAGATTGGCTCTACCAATTCTGTATTATTGCCATCGACTGCATTGATACAGCAACTAACCAATTTGATTATTTACGATTCAGCCCACGCTACCACATCTATAGTTAGATTAAGAATCATCGAGCCTGGTAGAACTTCAGAGTACGCTGCAAGCACCACTAATCCTGTGTGTTGGTTTGAGGATGGGAAACTTTTCTACAGCCCTGATATGGCACCTGATGGCGATACTACTATTAAATTTAGATTTACCCCCGCACCAACAGAAGGCGCAATAATTTTACCGGATCGATTCGCTAGTCTGATAGTCTCTTATGCTTTTGCATTGGCGATTGCGAGAGAAGATGTTGCGCAGTCTGCAACAGAGAAGAATGAATTTTATCAGAGAATTATGATGCTTGAGAGAAAAGAATTTGGAATGAATAAATTGAATCGAGGCAGATAATGGCACTCACTAGCATAACATTAGCGACTTTACGGAACGACCTTCGCGCTAGACTCCCCGAAGCAAACCGCAGTGAGATACTTGACTCTGAACTTGACAGATTTTTAAACTTGGGACAGTATGATGTTGCTATGAAATTGTCAGGTATTAATAGTATTTGGTATGGAACGAAAGCAACGGTCACTATATCATCCGGAACTATCGATATATCATCCCTAAGTATTATGAGAATTATCAAGCTCGTTGATGCCGATAATGGGCTTGTTCCGTTTTATGATGAAAAGTATTTTACTGAACTTGGTGGTATTTGCGATTACGATGAGACAAGGGCTGTATCACATTTTGGTACTGAACTTGATGTCTTTGCCGGTTCTAGCGCACCCACAGTTGGTGTGTTGACATTATACTATTTCCGCAATCCAATTGCTATGACAAGCTCGCTGGCTATGGATGTGCCAATCGAGTTCCAGGACATGGTGGTTTCTTTTGCTGAGAAAAAAGCATTGCAGAGATTAGGGATGCCTACAGATGGGAAAGAACAAGAAATTATGATCAAGTGGAATGACCTTCAGAAAGCCTTTGGTAATGAACTCACATCTGAAAGAGCAGAGGAAAGGGGTAATGACCAGTGAATTTTAAACAAATTAGAAGTATTGTAAAACGCAATACTGACTCAGATACTAAGAACATGCCCGACTCTTCTATTAACTTGATGATTAATTTAGCGCAAAAAGAAATTGTAAGACAGTCATTATCGCTAAAGGCGACTGATACTATTACAACTGTTGCTGCTCAAGAGCAATACACATTGCCGACATTATTCCACAAGTCTACAATGGCAAAGGTAGCGAGTACATTCTTACAGTACACAACTGAAGAGTATATCCGGACACTCTATACCACAACTGCTGACACTGGACAACCATATTACTACTACATTGATCGTGAGGCTGATAAGTATGGGCTATACCCAATCCCATCAGCCGTGCAGACAGGGATATTTATGTATAGGGCATTACCTACCGTATTGACGGCTGATGCCGATGTTCCGGACATACATGAGGCTTACCATGACTTGATAGTTCTAGGGGCTTCTTATCGCGTTGCGAGCCAATTAAACAATATTGATTTGCATAATCATTTCCTGGCGTTATTCAAAATGACAATGAGTGAGATGGCAAATGATATGTCATCGAGACAGGCAGAGTACACAGCGCCGATTATTACGAGTAAGGACCCATTAGATGTCTAGGCTTGGCGAAGCACCTAGTATTCCTGTACCTCAGAACAAACCAATGCAACGGATTCGCTGGCGTGATTGGAGTGGTGGCTATAATTCTGAGGATGATCCATTAGATCTGCCGGATGGGTCTTCTGTAGAGATTACTAACTTCAATATAGATAAGCGTGGAAAATTGGTCGACATAAAGGGCTTGTCGGCGCTACTCTCAAATGTCCCAGCAGGATTGAGCATTGAGAGGGTTTTCCAGTACAAGGTGACAAAGCCTTCAGCACAGACAATAACGATAGTGATTGGACAGGTTAGCTCATTATGGAAGGTTTACGCTGTCAACACTACTCTATTTGCAAGGCCTGCCGATGTAAGTGGATGGCGAGATTTGACTGAGTATGTTGCAGCAGGGGCAGGGGCGAGAACTGCAACTACAAACACTGTATTGGATCTTGGCTCAATGAGTCAAGTGGCTAATGCTCAAAGAGGTTATTATATAATCAATTTAACCCAGGGTATCAGTTCTATAGTGACAGATAGTGTATATGATACGTTAGGGTTGGGCTTATGGGATCTTACGACTGCTAATTCTCTTGGTGGTTCACCATCAGATGACATTCTTTTGATGCGTTATCCATTGATTGGCTATTATGCTCCTGCTGGCGCAGCTACCAGTTATGATTTAGATGTGGATGATGTTAATGACATTTCATTCTTGCTTGATAATGAAGACTTACGGATAAATTTTGGTTCGAGCAATGATCAAGAACGTGGATTATGGTTTGGGTATATAGATACCGACATTTTTTATGCTGCGAGTTCTCCTGCTGACACAACCAAAGCTCCTGGGTATTCTATGGCAGGGTGGGTATGTGAAAATCAAGATTTATTACGTGTTACTGGCGAGTCTCTCGTAGTAGGTTCCACAACCACTAACGACCCCCCACCAGTAGATACTTACTATTTCAAAGCATCTTACATGTATGATGGACACCAAGAAGGACCCCCTAATACTTTTGATTCAGGAGTCCAAACGGTAGCGACTTCATCTGGCGAGTATCCATACGCTATCGCAAAAATGAATTTCTTTTTTAATACATTAGGCGCTACAGTCACTGATGAGTCACTTTATGTACAGGGAGGTAATATTTCTGGTGCGCCGATGTTTATGTCGTACAGAATGACAGATGTTCTATTCTATGTGTCAACTGATGCTGTGAATTTTTACCTGTTTGAGAATACATCTCTCTTCTCAGAAACATCATGGCCTCCAGTGGTCGGTGCTGGATATACAGCATCATTAACAAATACAAAATGGGTCGCAAGAGGTGGCGAGTATTCTGACCGTACAGGATTTGGCTCGATGGATATAGCTGATGCTAGTGGTGTCGGTAGTTATCCGTCAGACCCAAAGGCTATTGGGTACTGTGATGTTCAGACTATGATTCGTGGTCGCAGGATCGTTGGCTCAATGAGGCAACCTGTTAATGGTTCTTATGAGCAGTTTGTCTTTAGGCTTGCCGCAGCACAGCCTCACTCGAATGGAACATGGAATAATGATGTATTCGGTCAGGATTTGGCATCTCATATTGATATACGAACTAAACAGGCTGATGCTGTAATGGGGCTTGAGGAACTTAATAGTGGACTGGTGGTATTAAAACAAAACTCTCTCCACTATATTGATTTCGGTGGTGGTCGCATGGCATCATGGACTATGCGTGTTGCCAATGACGAGGTTGGGTGTATAGCCAAGAGGTCAGTCGTTTCGGTGCCAGGTGGGATTATTTTCGCCGGCAAGGATAATATTTATTTCTTCGATGGTGTAAATACTGTACCAATCGCTACTCCGTTTAAAAGTGATTACCAAGCTCTTAGTAGTAAAGTTAATTTCCAGGGTGCTTTTTTTGCAAAGCTAAATCAATATAGAATGATAGACCCGAACACTGGTCTTGTCTATATTTTTAATCTGCAAAGTAAATCTTGGACTTTAGACAGTACGGTAAGTAGCGGTTCGGTTAATGATTTATTCTCAACTCCTGACGGTGAAATCTTATATACACTATCAATGCAATCATATAAGATGGAGCAGTCAGGCGGTATAGGTAATATAGCTGGGACAGTGAAGTCGCCAATAGTTGAGTTCGATAAAGACCGTGAGTGGATGGTAAAGAGTATTGACATTATCTCTAAAGGCACTGGAAATTTGACGGTTACTGTATATGGCAATTATGGCGCGACATCATTGGGCAGCTTTACCATTACACAGACATCAGCTTTAGTCCAGAATCGAAAACGGATTTTTAAGAGATTAGATAATATCCAAATTAAAGTGACAACTACTAGCAATAGTAGCTACGATACCGAAATCAATGAGATTTCAGTTACTGCCGTACCAATCCGTAAACGCAGGACGGTGGCATAATGCTTGGCATTCAAGAAGTCGATCAGATCAAGGCGCTCATACAGACTGAGATCGAAGACCGTAACGCGAGCACGCTTGTTTATGACAGACTCCCTGACATCAGGGATGGAAAGGATGGGTTCGAGGGTGAGATTAGATTATCGTTTGATAGAGCAGGGAAGGCATACCTAAGTGCATTTGTCAATAAAAAATGGCATACAGAGGAGATAAATATGGCAGATTTTAATCCTAAGCCTTGGTATTTAAGAGTTGCCGAGGGAGAAATCCCAGGGTATTCATTGATCCATAAGTTCGGTGCTGGCACATTGACAACTACAATGTCGCCTATCACTAACGCTGGAACATATCAAACTCCATCGACAGTACAGGCATTGGAGGTTGTGTCTGATAATGCCAATGATACGGCAGCAGGAACAGGCGCGCAAGAGGTTACGCTGATCGGATTGGACTCAAGCTGGAATGAGGTCACGGTAGTTAAGGAGCTAAATGGAACCACAGCAGTTGCGTTAGGCGCTAATAGATTCCGCATGTATCGATGGTATGTATCGAGGTCAGGTGTCTATGCTGACGAGTCGACTGGATCTCACGCAGGCATTCTCACATTACAAGGCACAGGTGGCGGTACGGTATGGGATACAATGCCAGTGACACCATTCCCTGTCGGTCAGTCGCAGATCGGTGTCGTTACTATTCCCGATGGATACGAAGGTAGATTGTTATCGAAGAATATTTTTGTTGATTCATCAAAAACTGCCGATATATACTTTTTTAAGAGGGAGCACACTGATGATGTGACAACTCCATTTTCTGGTACAATGAGATTGGTAGAGCGAGAGGTCGGTATCTCGGGTGGATATGCGCTTACCACAGTTGCGCCTAAGGGTCCGTTCACTGGACCGTGTGACGTTGGTTTTATGGGTGTGATGAGTGTCGGAACATCTGAGTGTTCCGTTGAATTTGAAATGTTATTAAAGAAAATATAAAGGTGGTGTAAGATGCCAGGAGCAACAGGGTCAACAGATCAATTTTTAGATGGAACAAGACAGGAACAGGCGTTGCAAGAGCAGGAACGCTTACCTGAGACACAGCAATCACCAAATGTTGTAGCTCCACCGCCTACACCAGAACCAGAGGCACCTGTTGGAATAGATGCGCTCACAGCCACACTGTACCAACAATTATTAGGCCTGATGGATCAGTCGGCTAACACTGACTTAGCTAACAGCCAAATATCTAACCTTAATTCAATACTTCAATCCCAAGGTGCATTAGCAGGGAAAGATTTGGCTGCCGGTGGCTGGGGATCAGGGTCGGCACAACCTGCTGACATATCGGGGATATTGAGAGGCCAACAAACCGCACTGTCTCAAGGTATTGTGGGTATTCAGACAGCAGCGCAACAAAGGGCTGACATGAATACTCAGACTGCGTTAATTGGGCTTATTAATCTTAGGTCACAATTATCTAACGAGCAGCAACAGGAAGTTGACAATAAATTAAATGCTGCGATGTTCGAGTGGCAACAGTTTGTTGATGAAAAAGGTTTTGAGTTTACGGAAGAAGAGCTTGAATTAAAGAAGTGGGAAATAATCGGAAATGCTTTTGGTGATGTCTTAGACTTTTTTGACGGACCAGGTTAATAGGAGATAATTATGCCTGAACAAATCGTAGAACCTGAAGAACTCGAAGAATCTACTTTCAGTAAATATAAGCCACTTATCAAATCCCTCGCTGCATTAGGCACAGGTTTAGCAGGTGGTAAAGGTGTTGGATTCTCTAAAGGATTGACATCTCAGAATAGAGGGTCGATCCAACGTAACTTGTTAGCCCAAGATATCCGCAGAAAACAAACTGAAGCACAGATAAAGGCGACTCAAGCTAAGAATAAGCAACAGTTAGATATGATATGGAAGGTCGCGAGTCAAATCGACAATGATGATGCCATGCTCAAATTTCTTGTTTCTACTGGATTTGACGAATTGGCTAATATCGCATTACCTGAATCACTAGGTGATGAAACAGACCCGGTCGATCTAAGCGCTGTAGACACTGCAATAGAAAGCATTGAAGATGACGTACAGCGCGACACTGCAAAAATGTATGCTTCAATGGCAAAGAAGTTTGGAATTGACGGCGACTTAGTGCAAATGAAGCTCTCGATAGATAAAGCTATCGCATATACTAACGGCTCCGTTAATAAACCATTTTTTAGTGATGACGGAAAGACTGTTGTCTATGCTCCGAATATGGCAGAAGCGGTGCAGCAATATGGTATAGAGTACGCCAATAAAACAAAACCAAAGACAGCCGTTCCCAAAGAAGATTCAGTAGTTAAAGGCAAATATAGAGACTTAAATTCGATCACTGGTAGCTATAGGAGTGAAGCAAGGCAGGGGTATCTCCAAGATCCGCTAGAGCAGTGGAATGTAATGGGCGATAATGCGAGAGGCTTGATGATGATGGATGATTTTGACATCCACACAGCATCGCCTATTGGTTCCCCATATCCAGGATATATATCTGGAATCTATGATATCGTTGCATTCAGTGAGATGCTAAATATCGATATTAACGCAGGTGCTATCGATTCTGACATCTCAGGCGATGAAGTTTTTGAATTACTAAAGACTCCTCAAATGCAAAACAGAATAAACGAAAGATCAGCGACACTTCAGGGTGTTAATGTGGTCGAGCCAAAAAAGAAAAAACCGTCAAACATAAAGATGTCTCAAGACGATAACGATCAACTCGCATGGTTAAAAGAACAAAAAAGCCTGCCCGTATCACAACGCTCACAAGCATACAAGGGCGCATTGGAAGATTTGAAGTCAAGATTTCCTAGCGTTAAAATTTAGGTGACACATGCCCTTTGACCCATCACGTTTCATGCCGGAAGAGCCAAAAAAGTCAGGGTTTGACCCATCACGTTTCATGCCAAAAACTCCTGAGATTCCTATTCCTGATATAGCATCGCCAACTGAGGTTGCTAGGATTGATCAGGTCACGGCGAATATAGCGAAGGCGAAAGAGCATGAGGAACATCGCCAGAAGATCGAGGCGATCTCCCAGCAACTTGTCACTCCTGACGTTGAGGTGTATCATCCAAAACCTCGTGATATCCTGAAAGAAAAACCGTTTATCACAGGTGGTAAGGCACAAGCTCCTGCAATTCCTGTTGAGGCAAAAGCTACTCCGGTTGCCTCAACCAAGAAATTATTAGAGTTTGTCCAAGCTATCCCTGATGGTCAAGTATCTGCCGTTGCAATAACTGATCAGCAAAAACGTTCCAGAGAAGTTTTTGATGCGTTTGATGGCGATAAGAATGCTCTCCATGCAAAGTTACGTACACTAGCAAAAGAACAGAAAAAGTCAGCTAAATGGGTTTCTAAGACCTTTAATACAATAATTAACCAAGCTGAAGCACTTCCTGAAGGTGCTAAAGTGCGCGAGGATGATTTAAAGGTAAAAATCCCTAAGATAGAACTAACCCCTGGTACTGGAATAGATACAGAGGTCACTGTTAGCCCTAAGTCTGTTCTTGAGGGAGGTCTTCAACAGATTGCAGCGACAGGTGGCGATGGGTTGGAAATCACAAAAGGGCGTGAGAAGGTTGGCAAAACTGCCAAGGTAGTTGGTGACATCGTTGAGATTGGCGCAGGCGTGTTATCCACAGGTGCATTAGGTAAGACACTTGCATCTACCGCCAAGTCTGGTATCCTCAAAAAAGCAGGTCAACTACTCGCTAATCCTGATACAAATCCTATTCCTGATGCAGCATACGCTGCGTTGAATGAGGGTGACTTCAGTAAGAAGTTTGTCGAGGGTTACGCCATAAACCTTGCACTTGGTAGGCTTATGGGTGGCAAGGGGGCGCTGAAACTCGTGAAAGATTTGCCTGTGAAAGACAGGTCTCAGATTCGCGGTACTATTGCAGAACTCAATAAAGGTTTCGATAAATTCAAGACCGCTAAAGAGCGTACCGCCATGATGAAGCGACTTGGTATTACAGAAAAAGAATTAACTCAATTCGAGGGCGCTGTTAATTTAAGGAAACAAACTGAATTAAAGAACGCAAATAAAGAAGAATTGAATGTCTTGCTCAAATCAGCGAGAAGAGATTTAAACTATGAGCAGAGAGTCACGAATAATGCTGATGTCATTAAAGATGTTGAGGCTGATATAGCTGAGATTCAAAAGCTACAGTCAATCAACAAGAGGGAGGTCACAGAAGCTAATAAGGCGCTCTCTACTGCTGAGAAAGAAATATCTCCGAAGCTCCAGAAACAAGAACTGCTAACCGACATAGTTAAGAAACCTAAAGTCGTTAAGGATGATGTTACGCAAGAGAATGTGAAACGGAGCATCTTCAAGTCAAGGGCTAAAGATAAAGGTATCGTTCAGAATCCTGCTTATGACCGCGCTCGCAAGGCTGTCAGGAATATAAATAGGCCAACATTGACGAGCATCAGGAAGGCTTTTACTCGCAATGTGGTCGATGTGTCCGGTAATCTAAAGAAAGAACTTCGCACTCACGGTGAGCAGGGGCAAAAAGTTGTTGACAAAATGAAGCAGGCTCTTGGTGCATCAGGGAAGGCTAAGGTCCGACACGAACAAGCTCTTGACGATATTTTATCTGACATTCATACAGATAGGGAAAAAGAACTTCTTAGTGACTACATCGATGCTCGCAGGACATTATTCCTTGATGACAATAAAAAAGCGGTGGGTGACAGGGATGGGTTGTCTCCACATCAAATTCGCAAAGACCTGAAGCGTTTTGCAAAAGAGCATCCAGAACTGGATAAACGTAGAAGGGCTGCTGGCGATAAATATTTCGCACAGATGAATAAATTGCTAGATGACCGCCTTGAGGCAGGATTGATCGACAAGACTCTCCATAAAGAATTAAGTGGTAACATCTATTCACCGAGAATATGGATACAGCACTTAGAGAAAACTGATGGCAATATAGCATCAACGCTTGGGGAGGCTGAGTCTGGTATCAAGGGATTAAAAGATGGATCTGACACTGAACTTGTTAATGACCTAGAGTTCTTGTTAGGTAAGTCTATCACGAATGCTGAGAGACAGATCGCATCCAATAACGCTGGCAAGGCAATGTATGACCTGATGAAAACAGGTGAAGCTGAAGGGATGTTTGTTGAACTAAAACCATTATTCGGCAAGAACAAAAATATCAAGGGTTACACTAAACCACCAAGAGGTTACGAGCCAGTTAGTGTGATGATCGATGGTAAGAAAGTGCAGTATGGAATCCGCACCGACATGGCCGAAGAGTTTATCCTAAAAGATCCTATCTTGAGTCCACAGGTATCTAAGTGGCTCCGTATTGTTTCCGGTAATAATATCCTCAAATTCAACGCTACACAGGCATCTACTGACTTCCCACTTGCTAACGTATTCCGTGATATTGGCACGATAATGTTCGCCAATAAAGAGTATAGTAATTTCATTCCTCTGGCCTCTGCTGAGTTAGCTGGCGATCTGCGAAAAGTCTGGGCTGACGCGGTCAAGCGTAAAGGTCGGTATTTGGATTATGTAAATGAAGGTGGCTCGATGGATTTCCTTATGGCCACTGCCGATACATGGTCGCCACAAGCTAAATCAAAATTAGCTCCTGCTGTAAAGGGTGTTTTTGATGCACTTAGATATGTCGGTGAGACATCAGAAGCATTGACAAGATTAGCACTAAGAGAGAGAGCATTAAAGAATATTTTAAAGCAAAATCCTAAGATGCCACTCGCTGAAGCACAGGTCAAGGCAACTCTCGCATCAAGACGGTATATGGATTTTGGGCAGGGCGGTAGAGTTGTTAAGGCGCTTGATTCAGTGATGCCATATTTCAATGCAGGGATTCAAGGCCATCGGGCATGGATGCGTGGAGCTAAGAATGATCCAGTAGGATTTACATCTAAGGTTTTTCAGGTAGGTAGTGCATCGGCAGCACTCGCAACTTATAATATTGTGAACAATCCTGAAGCGTGGGATTCTGTGCCTGACCGTATTAAGTCATCAAATTGGGTCATCACGACTTCTGAATATGACCTCGATGATGACGGCATTAAGAAGTACAGATATTTCACTATCCCTAAACCACCTGGCATCTCAACTGCATTCAGTGTGTTTGAGGCATCTGCCGAGGCAGCGCAAGGGCGTGATGTGCCATATAAGCAGATATTGCAAGGTATTGATGATTTTATGGGGCTAGGTTCAGTGCCACCATTGGCAGGGGCAGCACTAGCCATCGTTGGGAATGTTGACAGTTACACATGGGAACAAATATACAAATCCGGTGATAGCCCTAGGCGTGAAGAAGAAATTACAAAGACTACTCCTGAGTGGGCAATCCGAGCAGGAAAGATAACAGGTCAAAGTCCTGAGCGTATCCGTACCGCCAAGTCAAAGTATTTTACATACCGCAATGGCTGGTATGACATGTCTGCTGCCACTATTGATGCAGTCTATAGCGGAATCACAGGCAAAGAGATGAGTGAACAAACCGACAAGATCACTGATTTCGATGGAATGCCAGGGCTTAGACGTTTTGTGCGGAAGACATCAGGCGAGGTGCCGAGAGAAAAATTAGGCGATGCAATGCGTGAGTTTAGGACTAAACGTAAAATCCAAAAGCGTGAAATGGATAAGATTATAGAATCATTACCTGAAAAAGAGTTTACTCCGTCAAGGCCAAAGGTTATTAATGATTATATTAATAAGCAACCTGAAGAAAGCCGTAATGCGTTAAGGCAACGATACGCTAACCTGAGCCATCATAAAGATATTCCTCGTCACTTTATCAATATCAACTATATCGCTCAAGGGTCCCCCGAAGATAAGGCCAAAGCCATGTATGATGAATGGGCGAAGGCTGATGAGCAGGGTAAAAAAGATATTGATGGGTATATTAAAAGAATTAAGGGCATGGGTAGCCGGAGGTTCAATAAGATGTACAATTTTTATAAAGATGAGGCAAAACGCAATTGAGAATCATTCTCATTTAGGTTATATTAAGAGGATGTCACCATGTCAGAATGCTTCGGGCGGTAAGTGACACTAAACAAACAAGGAGGCTATCATGGCCAAAGATTTCAAAAAATACGATGTAAAATCAGCTAATAACTTTGCTCTAGGGCAAGGTGGTACAGTTGTAGAGACAGGCACGACTGCCCTTACGGGGTTAAATGTCTATGCAATCCAGATGCTTGCGGATACAGTGTTCTCAACATTGACCGATGCTGGTGCTTCAGGTGATGCAATGACCGGATTCACAATGCTCGCTGGCACAATAATTTATGGTGAATTTACAGCCATTACTTTAACGAGTGGTAAGATCCGTGCATACACCGGAACTGCCAGCCCAACCTAATGAGTTGGCTTTATATGCGACTTGGGCTAGTTAGCTCCAATATCGCCTCGATTGTCAGTGGTGACTTTGGTCGCCTATTGTTAGAAGACCGATTTAGAATGCTTTTACAGAATGATCAAACCATAGAATTAGAGGGCTAAGATGAGTACAAGCCAAAAAATTACCGACCTAACTGCCATAACGACTGTTGCTGCTGCTGACTTAATCACGGCAGTAGATGTCAGCGATACAACAATGGCAGCTACAGGAACAAATAAAAAGATAACCGCAGATAACCTGATGAACAGTATCATCCCGCAATCATCTACCAACATGATGTCTAAAGGGACAGTGTATAGGTTTGATGGGGTGTATGATAAAATTATAATACCTCACTCAGCTGACTTAGAGATACGTACTGGTGATTGGGCTATGTCATTTAAATTAAAGACTCCATCATCAGCATTAGCTGCACAGAAGATTTTATTTGCAAAAGGTGCATCTTCTGCAACTGGTGGATGGAACGTCCTTTATAATACAGACGGGACAATTACATTCACAGCTGAGGATGATGCTGGTACTGCTGTATATACATTAACATCAACAGCTTTGGGCTATGCCACAGAATATGATGTAACGATTACACTTGATAGAGATGGTAGCCAATACATATACTTAAATGGTGTTGCGGATGCAACCACAGCAATAACAAACTCAGATGACCTCTATGATTCATCCAACAGAGATTTAGGTGTTCATGCAAATTGGAGTGGCTCTGTATCGGCTGGTCTTGATGGATGTTTATCTGAGTTAATGATTATGAACTTCGCCCCCACAGCAGCCGAGGTCTTAGACCTTGTTAGTGGCAACATACCGTTTAAGTGGCAGTATGGGAGTCAGACGAGTATTGTAACCAACGGAACATTCACAACCGACACAACTGGATGGGATGCAAAAGGTGGAGCGACACTTTCAGTTGTTGCGAATCAGTTAAAAGTAGCAAGTGCAGGCGCAGGGGGTTATCAAAAGGCTGACCAAGATATAACAGGAATACAAATAGGAGCAGAATATATCCTTACTGGTGATTACGACAGAGATGGAAGTGCCTCAGAGGTCTATTTCCAGATAGGAACTGCCTCTGGTGGGAGCCAGATGGTTAGCTCTGGCGCACTCACCGCCGCGTCGGGGTCATATTCAACACAGTTCACGGCAACAGCAACAACAATGTATGTTAATGTTGTAATTCCAGAAGGCGGTGCAGGAGATTACGCTTACTTTGATAACATCTCTGTAATAAAACTCGGCGCAGTAGCCCTCTACGATAACACATCAATCTCAGCTACC